ATGCAAAGTGCCTGTAGGTTTGTAGGGTCGTTTGAACCACCGTCTCTGAGTTCTTTGATATGATCAATCTCCCATCCAGATTCATCGAAAGGTTCTCCTTTCAATGGACATGTGTAATCGGGGACAGAAGCAGCACACTTAAATCGCTGGCGTCCAGCAACACGTTTCTTTTGCGACTCTGTTACGTTTCGAATCATTGTTAATGTTTACACATTGTCTTAAAGTTTAACGATGGCGACGGGTCTTGCGGGTTCCCCGACGACGCGTTCCTCCGCGGTGCTTACGGTGACGGGTAATAACAAACTTTCCGATCTTTTTTCTCGCATTCAATTCTTTAAGTTCTTCCGGTGAGAGAGACGCCAAAATAGCCGCTTCCTGCGCAGCGTCTGTCCTCTTCTTTTCGGCATCAGTCTGGTTTCTTGCCGCTGGCGGACGCTGACCCTTGGGAAAAGATGTGATACTTCCGCGCATTTGTTCTATACGCAGATTTAACGGCGACGATCCCCCAAAGTTTCTAAGAGTTCTCAGTCGTTTCGCCAATCGGGCATATGCCATTTGATGTTTGGTAATACGTGTAGCCAAATCACCACGTTTTGCGCCATTGGAGCCGGGCTCTGCAATTAAATGAGCCATCTCTTCCTCCAGCCTTTTAATTTGCTCAGCATGTCTACGTAAAGCGTCTGTGATTCTTCCACCACCGCGCCGACGTGTTTTTGTCATTACTCCTTTACAAGCTAATCTTCACAGACTTGCCGGTCGATCCGCGCCCCTTGCGTCCGCTCACTGACGCGGGGGCACCGGGAGTTACACTGGTCTTGATATCACGAAGAAGCTCATCGATGTTCGGCGGCGGGCGAACATTCTGCTGGGGCTGGGGAGGAGGTGGCGGCGGTTGCTGACGCTGGGGAGGAGGACGCTGCACACCAACGCGAACCGGCTTGTTCTCTGCAGGCTGACGAGGCACCAGGTTCGGCGGCGGGGCAGGAGGCTGGGACTGCTGCATGAAACTCATCAGACCCGCCAGAGGGTTAGGAGCTTGGGCGGGTGGAGGCACACTAGCCGTAGACCGCATCTGCTGGGCTTGGTTCTGCATCGCAGCTCCAGCCAGCTGACGAGCAATGTCGGGGTTCTGGCGCATAATATCCTGGATGTTCGGGATGGGCGCTTTCTGTGCCATCTGGTTTGTCAGGTGAACCATGTAGACCATCATGCAGACCCGGAGAGGAATACGCACGAGCGGGTGCATCTTCATGTTCTCACCATACAGATCATACAGCTCCTCAAAGTCATCCTCCAGATCGACGACGTTCATCTGCGCCGCCTCAGACAGACCATCAAGCTGAAGACCAAATGCCTTCATCGCAGACACGTTCTTCGACCCCCACTCAGCTGCGGACATGCCGGTAACAAACCACTCGGAGAACTGCTTGATGGTTGCATCCATCGACTTCTCGCGCTTGATGAACTCAAGCTCCAGCTTCATCTCGTCCATCGGCGAGTCAATCGTGAAGCGCTTACGCATCGGCACGCCCATCTTGCCGAGGCGCTCAAACTTCCGCAACATCTCGTACTTCTCCTTCATGACGTGATCGTCCGACATACGAGCCGGGGCTGACGGGGTCATATACGGCTCAGCGTTGAGGTTCGCCATACCACCCACGTGCGTCGGACCCGTTTCCTCAATGGTCGGAACAAGACGCGGACCGGATACGATCTCCGGGGCTTGCATACCACCGCCGCCGATATCGCTGAAATCAATGGTGGGGAGCTCGACCGTTTCCAGTCCGCCCCCCATCATTTTGGGATTTACGAGCAGGTCGATATCCATTTACTTCTCCTTCGGGTCTGTTTCTTAAGCTTAGAACGCGTTCAAGAAAAATCAGCTGAAAAGAGTAATGGGTGTGACTGCTTCGGTTGTCAGAGGCGGTGACAGCCGTGGAGCAGCTCATGCGGCTACTAATCACGGAGCGATTGGGGCGATGCATCATCACGAGACGCGTCGGTTCAAGAAGCCCCGGTTGATGTCTCGTAAATACTGCAAGAAGACGCCGTGCCGCCATATGGGCTTTACACAGAAAGCCAGCTGTCGCCCCTATAAGAACTGCTACACTCGGCGGCGATAAGTTCGCTTCTTACGGCGTGAACGCAGTGTGTGTCGACGACCTGCCTTCTTTGGAAAGAACCCAGTCACATAGACTCCGTTCACTTCTGGAGACTTCCAATTCTCTGTTTCACCTCTCTCGTTGCGAAATATACCCTTGGATGGATCAAGCAGCACTTCCTGTTCCTTCGCTAGAGTTCCGAAAAATGCAGCCCGAATTTGTTTGAGTGACAACTTGTTATAACCCGATGTATTGGGTAGTTCATCTTTGAGGAATTGAAAGGTCGATTCATCTACATTATACTCTCTTAACGAGTCTCGAAGCTCTGCAATCCGCACACCTGGAACCACATGAATTTGAAAGAGCCGCCCACTCGGCGGCTTGCATGAGAAATCACGAATCTTGTCCGTGAGCTCCCTGCTCGTTGAAATGGGCTTCCCATACTGAAGGGATATTTCAAGGGGACTGTTTCCAACACGCGGTATCGCCTTCGTGGTCTGGGCACATTGCCCCCTGTATACGACGAGCGGGGATGTTGTCGTTGTCCATTTAAGTGCTGATAGATCGAACTTGTCCGATGAAGGGGTCATAACGCGCCGAATAACCGCCTTGACGTGTTCAGGGACTGGAACAAACGGCTTCGCATTCGGATTCATTACTACTTACTCGTAGGATGTTCTAAGCACCACAAGCCCTGAAGGAATGAATCCGCAAGATCGTCCTTCTTCGGATGCGCTGCGAAATGAGCTCGATTCGCTGCGGGCACGAGTTGGTATGCGTGAGTTATGCCTGTCTTTTTGCGACCTTTATACGATGCAGTCGAATCTTCCACGGTCACTATGTTGGACAGCTTGTGAGTTGCCGACACTCCCGAACACTTCAGTCCCCGGCATGAAAAATACATCTGGAGCATCGCCTGCACTCCGAACATGCGTCGATCCATTTGGTTCTCCACACAAACCAAGTCTGCCCCCTTCCAAGACTCTGATCGCTGGTCGAGACTACGAATGATTGCCGGTGCAAGATCCAAACACGATCCCTGGGTTGCAGAGGATACGCACTTTTTCCACGTATTCTGCTTGAGATGGTTGAAGATCAACTTGACCATGTCCGCCTTCTTCGTCGCATCTGAAGTCAGTCCCAGCTCCGTCATCTGCTCCTGAAGCTGATTTGGAGTCTTCTTATTCAACTCGACCTTCGTAACCTTCTTCTGCTTCTTCGGGACGTGACGCGCACACGAGAACGTCCCATTAGATGCGTGCTCATATCGAGCAGCGGTTGCGCACTTGTGACACTTAATCGCCCCAACACCTGCAGTCTCTCCAAGAACATCGATGATATTCCAGTCTACAATGCGCACATCTGCGCGAGTGGTTCCTTCGAGCACACAATAAGCAAGGTTGCGCAGTCCAGGATCGAACGACACGACCTTCATTAGATGTTTGCTCTTTATATCTATAAATGCCGTGTGATTGCGTATCGAATGTGCCGGTTCAGCCGTTTCGTCTGCGGTGGCTCAATACAACAAAACCAGCTGCTCCAGTGATCATGCCTACGCCGTCGCCTTCAGTAGCGACACCAGGACGTTCTTGGAGTCGCCCTTCCCGAAGGGAATCCCTCGCTTTGTGAGGATATCCTGGAGCTCCTTCTTGGTCTTGGTGTCCAGCGAGTCTACGTCCATCGGCGCAGGCGGTCCGTCGACAACCTCGGGGGCAGCGACCTTCTCGGACTCCGCAACTGAAGCGCGGTCATCCTCGGGAGCGGGCTCGGGTTCAGGCTCGGGCTGGGGCTCAGGAGCGTCCACTGGAGCACGCGTCTGCTGGACGAGCTCGGAGAAAGCGCCCACAAGGCTGTTCATGTTCGTGAAGAGCTTGTTCTGCTGCCAATAGAGCCAGGCGACTGCGCCAACCAGCGCGAAGACGAGCGTGCCGAGAAGAGCGACTGTGCCCACCATAGGATCGAATGAGAGTGTAGGGACCTCCATTTATATGGACATACGACAGGATTGCCATGAGGTGAACGAATGTAATGTCAGTTACTAACAAATGTCTCGCATTTTCTATGTATTGTTCGCACTCCTCGCGTTTATGTTAGTCGTATCGATGTCGGCTCAGGCTGCCAAACCCGTCAAACTTCCCCCTACAATGCCTTCATCGGGTGACAATCAGTTTGTAACACCTGCTGGAAACACTCTTCTTTACTAAAGGTAAATGCCTCGCAACCAGAAAGCCTTCGCGATCGAGATGGGAAAGAATGGACTGAAAGCATATGAAGCAGAACGGGCTCGCGAGAAAGGATATGCGGAAATGGCGAAGAAGCATACCGCTGCAATCAAGATTCAGAAGCATGTTCGGGGACATCTGAGTCGCAAACACCACAACAGCGGTGGTCGCCGCACCCGCCGCGGACGCCGTCGTTATTAACTCCGCCTAACACAATGAAGTGGTTCAAGTATGCTGGCGCGTTTCTCCTGGTGTGCCTGTTGATTGCGTTCTTTTCCCGTGAGAGGTTCTCCATGGAAACTCGCGAGCCCCCGGAGAAGCCCGCGAAGCTGCTTGTTCCCTATGGAAACGTGTTATATACTGAGGGCGACGAAGAAGAGGTTGACTCTGATATTGGCAATGACCTTCCTATGGGCAATACTAAGGCTTAGAAATCTTCGTCAAACCGCACTGCGTCATTTCCCATCGGACGCGAATAGTCAGACACCTTCTTCTCAAAGAAATTGGTCTTGCCCTCCAAACTGATGAGATCCATGAAATCAAACGGATTCTGCGTTCCATAGATCTTCTGTGTGCCCAACTGGACAGCCAGACGATCTGCCACAAACTCGATATACTGCGACATCATCTTCGAGTTCATACCAATCAGCGAACAAGGAAGCGCATTGCAGATGAACTCCTTCTCCAGCACGACTGCCTCCTTGATAATGGTGTGAATCAGAGCAGACGGACGCGGCTCAAGCGTGTGATACAGAGCCACCGCGAACTGGGTGTGCAGCCCCTCGTCGCGAGAGATCAACTCATTGGAGAACGTCAGACCCGGCATCAGACCACGCTTCTTCAGCCAGTAGATTGAACAGAATGCACCCGAGAAGAAGATACCCTCGACACAGGCAAAGGCAATCAACCGCGTCTGGAAGTCGTCGGGCGAGTCGATCCACTTCTTCGCCCAGTCAGCCTTGTGACCAATGCACGGAATAGTGTTGATACCATCGAACAGCATGGCTTTCTCAGCTTGATCCTTCACATAGGTATCGATCAACAGCGAATAGGTCTCAGAGTGAATACCCTCCATGGCGTTCTGGAAGGAATAGAACAGCTTTACGACCTGCGAGTCCACTTCACGCTGAAACCTCGACGCCAGGTTCTCCTGGACGATACCATCCGATCCTGCGAAGAACGCCAGGACCCGACTGATAAAATGCTTCTCTTCGGCGGTAAGCTTCTCCCAGTCAGCAATATCCTTGCTGAAGTCAATCTCCTCTGGAGTCCAGAAGACGGCGACGGACTGCTTATACATGCGAAACAGCTGCTGCTCGGATGACTTGATAGGGAACAGGGTATAGCTCGCCATTATATATAGCGCGAGGAAAGCGCCTAAACGAGAAAGTATGTGGAGTAGACAATGAGCACAACGACGAACGTGCAGTCGTTTCTGCCGTATATCTTTCGACCGACATATGCGTATAGCACAAATGCTGGATTCAAGACATCCTTTAATATTCGAAATATTGATAACATCACTGCAGGGTCGCTGACAGTTGGACAGCTGCAGATTGGTGACAGCAATGCCAACATGTATATTGGCAGCTCGACAACTGAGAGCGCGAATATCCTCACAAACAATAACACCTCGAACACAATTATTGGAGTCAACGCAGGTCTTGGTGTTTCTAATTCAACTGGACTTGAAGCGGTTGGTTATGGCGCCGGACAGAATGCCAAGTATGTGACGAACTCATCATTTCTTGGACTAAGTGCTGGCTGCAATGCAGCCACAGTATCTAACTCATTGTTTACGGGTGCTAAAGCGGGATATGGATCATCCAATGTATTCAATTCATTATTTATAGGCTGGACTGCCGGTAGCAATTCATATAATGTATCCAACTCGCTCTTTATGGGACCCGGGACAGGTGCATATAATTCAAATGCTAGCAACGTAATCGCAATTGGTGTTGGAACCTCCGCATGGGGCACACAGACAGCTGTTGGTGTGTCAAATATCTTCATTGGTAATTCATCCGCAACTGGGCTTACGGGGAGCAACAATGTCATCATTGGACATGGAATCAACTCAAATGCCCTTGCTCTTGCTCCGTATACATATGTTCCTGGTGGAACGAATCAATACGTCCCCACAAATTGCAGCAATAAACTCTTTATTGGGTCGGGGTCGAATATTCTGTTAACCGGAGACTTTGTATCCGGTTGTGTGTCGATTGGGAGTACGAATTCTACACCAAATTCACTTCTGGCATCTTACAGCATAGTAAATGGACAATCTGTTCCATCATGGAATGCGATTCCGATGCTTGGTCTTCAATTAGACGTGAAAAAGTATGCTCGTATTGGATATGGCTTGGGAATTGGAACGGATCCGGGAAGTTATGCATTGGATGTCAACGGTCAGCTCCACGTGACAGACGGTTCCGGCGGTGACATGCTATTTGCACCCACGGTATATGGCTCAAGCAATGGTTCTCTCATATTGCAAAGCACTGCGTCAGGCGGAACAATGAGACTGAATGTTACTGGACAAGTTAAGGCAAGCAGTGGTTTCTACTCATACCAAAGTCCCGTAACTGGAGTTGCAGTGACTAATGGAACCGGTGTTTCCGTAATCACGTTGCCAACAACAAATGGCTCGAATTGGACCGGGACAGTTGTCGGAACTGTATTCAATTATTCTACAGGCGTCAGTAACACTGGAAACTATTATACGTCTACTATGATTATCAATGGCGGGGTCTTACAGACTCAAACTGGTACAGGCACAAACTCCGGTGGAGTTTACTGGACCTTTTCATCCCCCAGTATAATGATTAGTAACGCATTTGCTACTACGTGCAATTTGCTCTACAACTTCACACTGTATCCGGCATTCTGAGCTTCTCCGTCATTTTGCGGATAGACACTGAAGACACTCCGGAGGCTGTGGAGATTTCAACCAAACGACCACCCAGCACATGGGAGATCACGCCAGCCACAATGGTCTTAGGCGTATGCTCCATCTCGGGGAGCTTGTTCAGAAGCAACAGAATGGAATCGCGCTCTGCATCACCAACTCCAAGATCTGCACAGATACGCTCGGCAATCCCTAGCTGGGTGTTCAGAACAGAGGATACCTCTCCATCGAATCGACTCAGTCCCTTACACATGGCACGGATGGACACGTGAAAGATACCCGCAACTTCCTCATGTGTCCGCGTGGCATTGTGCTGGCGACACGCCGTAAACACTGATCCTGCCATAAGTGCGCGACGTGTTTCTCCACGGGACTTGCGAGCATCTTCAATCTGCTTGAATAGTGCACAGGCATCGTGAATAATCGCCTTGGGCAAGCCGATGCGAGAACACGAAGCCTGAATCGCATCAAAGATACCCATCCACGAACGCTCACCATGGCTCGAGAACGACCACGATGACAGTTTCGCAATGGTCTTCGCCTCCTCGGATTGTCCGGGGATGCGACGACGCATCATCATTGAACCGTAGGATGAATCCGGTAAGAGTTCGTTCGTGACACCGCCGGTGCGGGAGGGGTCGTCTTCGGTGTTGGCATAGATTCGCCATTCTGCACCTTCGTCGACGATGCTGCCCAGAATCGTTCCGCAAGTTGTGCAAACATGCTCACCATCAGAACACGTAGTGTCGGCATGGTCGCAGTTCATGCTATTCATCCACATGAAGCTTTCATGATTCGTTTTCAGTTATTGTTCATATTCATACTTGCGAGCATGACTGGGTCATACGGCATTGGGCGATACTGCGTTAACAAACTCGGACGTCCGCGGTTCATCTGCTGCTTGACCCACGTAATCAATAAATAGTCGTTATTCACCGGCCAAACTCCAAACCCAGATTGAGTCAGAGTTTCCAACAGGTAATCGCGGGCTTCTGTCAGCTTGAACAGAGGGTATCCAAAGACGAACTTGGGAATCTCAAAGACAAGATAGGGCGCATCCGATGAGTGAATGGCTTGACGTTTGATTTGAGCGTAGATCTGCGCCAGCACGGGGCGCATAGCCGACATGCGACGCTCGCGTTGATTCTCCTGTTCCTGAAGCACGTCACGGGCTTTCAGCATCCTTGCTTCTGACTACTAGAATGTTCCGCTCGATTGCACTCGGGGGTGGTGGTATTCGCGGTTTCTTGTTATTTGGCGGCTTGAAAGCAGTAGAAGAACACCAAGGAAATTTGAACTTTCCCGACGGTGTATACGGATGCTCAGTAGGGGCGGTGATTGCTACCGGTGTAGCCTTTGGGTTAACATATCGACAGATGGAGGAGATTGGATACAAGTTCGTGAATACCTCTGCATTCCTCCCATCTTATCGGCACGCAACCATCCTTGCGTTCACACAGAAGAAGGGTTTGTTTACGATGGATTTGATGGAGGAGCTGTTTCTTCGCATTTTCGATTCGGTTGGCATCGACCTCCGCGGCAAGATGATTTCGGATGCGCCTCAGAAGTTGTATTTGCTGGCATCGAATATCACGACCCAGCGACCGACACTGCTCACGGGCAACATTCCCCTGTTGGCTGCAATGAAGGCATCGTGCTGCCTACCCTTCATCTTTCATCCTCAGATGATTCACAATCAGCTCTACCTTGATGGAGGTGTATACTCGGAGAACATGTATGAAGCCGTTCCTAAGGGAACGTTAGTGCTCGATATCGCACATATCAGGCGAGCCATCTTTCCATCCACACTGGAGTCCATTTCTATCTTTGATATGGTCCGCACCTTATGGGCAGGACTGCGTTCAGTCCGTGTTCATGCAGATGCAATCAACCTTAATATCGATGGTATCTATTTGCTAGATGAGCTGAAGGATGAGGAGAAGACGCGTATGATCGATGCAGGCTACTCACAGGCGATGCGGTTCTTTGCCAAGCGTGTCGCGAAGGAAAGTCATAATGTTGTCGCGAGTGACGCTCCGATCGAAGTCGTAGACGCCGCTTGAGGTCTCGAGCTTGATGGTCGGGTAACCAGCCACTTCGTAGAGCGACGCAGTCTTGCGATCCTTGTCAGCATCAATGTCCACCGGTTCAATTGTTGTCTTACCGAACACCGGAGATGTGTTCAGATCCGATTTGACCTTCTCCCATTCGGGCATGGCTTTCTTCGAATACCCACACCAGGTTGTGTAGAAGAAGTATAACCGAGCAGTGTTACCCTTCACCTCGCGCTTCGGCTGTGTCTTCCAAAACCTGTACGCGATCACAAGGACGAGGACGAGGATAGCGGCTTGTATCCACATTGTTGAAAGAAGCGAGAAATTGTGCGCTGCTTTTCATACCAGATACGATATGCTTCCTCTGGAGACACGCCTTCCTTGATCTGAACCCAGGCTACATCCGCAGTCATGCGCTCTGGTTCATAGGTTCGAGGTGTGATCTCAATCCAACGTCCATGATGACGGACAACATTCCGCATTTAGAAGTATTCTGTTGAATACCGTTAAATGGAAGTGGTGGGAAAGGTTCTTTTGGGGGTGGGCTTGAATTATGGGGTTCATTGTATCAGCATGGCACTGCATAACTGGGCGTGCATGCCACATACAATGACTGATATTGTGAAGGGGCTTGTTGTCACCGCGAGCCCCGTGTGTTCAACGCTTATTTCAGTCGGGCAGACAACTCAGAATGCATATGCAGCACTCATCACAGGTATTCTTGCCTCGACGATCATTAATAAGGTGAACTCTGTTTAGACCTTCAGACCGCCACTCGGGAAACCAACCAGTCCGGCGCCGATACCGAAACCAGCACCCGTGCGCGCCGACGCTCCAACACTCGGGGCGTAGATGTCCAGGATCGCAAACGTAGCCGTCGCGACAAGAGCAATCATGCCAACCTCCGACACCTTCAGCGTCTTGCCAGGGAGAACATATGCGGCGATCGCCACCGCGAGACCCTCAAGGAAATACTTTACAAGACGCATCACCAGGTCACTCATATCAACACCAGACGAGGTAGGCTTAGGCTTAGACTCCATTTGTTGAAGAAGCAAGGAAATTTTACATGAGTCCCGAATTGCCTCCACCAGAAGAAAACTTATATCCAATCGCAGCAACACCTGCAGCCCACACCATCCACCAGGGGATGTAGGCTGTCAGGAAGCGAAGAATCACCCAGAACACCAAGGCATGGACGAGCGCTGTCAAGATGTCTCCGTGGTTGCTCGAGGGCAGAGACAGCAGAACACCGGGAGTCAGAAGAACAAAGAGCAACGCGGTGGTGATGAGGTCATACATTTGTTACTTTCACAGGCGAAGATTTATACAAGAAAATGCCTAGCCAGCGCGAGACTCTCCCGAAGACTGAGGACGACGGCACAAATGTTGACTACCTTGACGAGGACCCGGAGATCCCGACCCAGAAGTATTGCATCATCTCCTTCCTCAGTCCGGAGAAGGTGATCAAGCAGAAGGAGCACTTCATGTTCGAGCGCTTCGTGGAGTGGATGGACTATGAGTGGAAGATCAAGGGCATGGAGAAGTTCATGGCGTTCCTATCCAAGAAGTATACCCTGAAGGTCGACGACCTCTTCAAGGATGCCCAGGAGTTCACCGCGGTTCACAATGCTGATGTGAAGAAGACGGATATCCAGGAGCAGTTCGCTGTGTTCCAGCTGAAGAATGAGAAGGACCTGCAGGAGCAGTATGACAACAAGGTTGAGTTCCAGACGAACATGCGTGGCGTCAAGGTCCGCCGCTGCTTTGCGTCTGTTGAGGAGACGCAGATGTTCGCTAAGGTGCTCCAGCGTCGCTACCCGAAGGACAATCTGTTCATTGGTAAGGTGGGTGCGTGGCTGCCGTGGGATCCTTCGGAGCACCTGATGCCTGAGGTGGAGTATGCCGAGAAGGAGCTCAATGAGCTGATGCGCCGTTACAAGGAGAATGAGGTTAACAAGGAGATGTTCTTTGCGGATCAGCGCGAGGAGTCGATCAAGAAGCAGAAGGATGAGAATGAGCGCCGCAAGAAAGCGAATGCACAGGAGAAGGCTCTGGAGGATGAGGCTCGCGAGCGTCCTAACCGCGCCAACACCGGAGGTGCCGCTCAGCTCGAGGATATCGTATCAGCTGCCTCAATGCCCGTTCACCCGAGCGAGGGTGTTATGCGCGAGTAGAGCGACGCGTGCGGCGATGGCGGTGTCTGCGGCGGGTGCGACGACCACGCCCGAACGGATTAACAGACTTCATCATTCCGGTAAGTTCATCTACATCCTCTTCCGACTTTTTGTGAGCCTGTCTGACAGCCTTTTGAGCAAGCTGGCGCTGGGGAGCCAGCCGCGCGTTCTCGTCACGTTTCCTCATTAGCTCGGCAACACGATGAGCTTTCATGCGCGCCGCCAATTCTTTCTCTCCTTGGCGGTCCAACTTAAACTTGCCAGTTGGGCGATACTTCATTTCAGGAAGCGCGCGTCGTGTCAGTCCATGGCGCTCATCATAACGATGGATCGCAGCTTGCGCCATCTCGGATGCGTTTGCGCGCGCCACCGCCTTGCCTTCGGGGAGATTACGCAAGGTCGTATGTCTTGCCATGTTGTGGGAAAACAGCCGCCGAACCTTATGCGTATTGCGCATATTCTCACCTGTTTGGTGGAGTATCGCATTTCCCGGCATTTACATTAAACGCAGGTAATTTAGTTTCCGCCCCCGGTTTTCTTCACCCACACCGATGGCTGCTTGGGCTTTGCTTGCCTAGGATCCCACTGGTCATTAAGCATAGCGGAGTTGAACGGCTGATTGTTTGCCCACAAGGAAGAATCGCACATGTGGAACGGGGGATGCTCAGCAGCTTTATACCAGAACACCTGGTCTTCAAGCCTGTTTGAACTGACGTTATTACAGATGACCAGACACTCGAAGTTCTCAGTGCATTGATCCATGAACGTGCAGAACATTTCAAACGTGGGAAACATACCTGCATAGTTTTCGTAAATACGACGACGATTGCCCAGAATGTTCTCGCGGAGAATGAACACAAAGTCTACGTTTGTGCGGAGGTTGGGTGTGATACCTAACGGATACTGCATAGTGATAATGGTCATCATATCGATGTGACGCCCATTCATGAAGACATACCGTGTGGACTCCTCCTTGATCCACGAAGAATCGTATAAGCAGTCGTCGAGAATCAGAAAGGCACGGGGGTCAACAGACGAGTTTCCACCGCCCGCATTCTTAGCGTTGTTTCTGTTCTGCTTGACACTCATTTGGCGCTTGATGACATTCATCACAATGGACGGATCATACTTGTCATGAATGAATTTGGATGGGACCATATGTTGAAAGAACTCGTTCGCAACCTCAGTGCCAGAGATCACTGTTCCAACGGGGAAGTCATGCTGGGTGTTAAACAGAATATCACGAACCAAGAAGGACTTGCCAGTGTCCTTCTTGCCGATGACGACAATCATCGGACTTTTGCGAGAATCGATCTGACAACGATCTTTCAACATATCAATATTGAACTTGCGTAGCTGGAAGTTCATCTTGTTTTGTCGCCCAGAAAGTGTTCTGCGTATATGTCCGATGTTTGTTTACCCTGTCCTTCTCACAATGGTGAAGGATCTGAGGACACAGAATGTGGACATGAAGCTGCACAGACTCCCTAAATTACAGGCTGGAGAGTGGAATCTTAACCGAACTCAGCCTTTCTTTCCCTCTCTCGAGCAGCTCTTCAAGACAGAGAAGCTGACAGCCATGCCCGAATACGGAATCAAGCTTCCCGAAGAGGTGGAATCTGTTGTAGATGCTGATCACATCAAGACCACCAAGGGACAGACACTGAAGATCCACCGAAAGATCACGATGATTCTGAGCCCCTTCAAGACCATGAAGGGCGAGTATTCTGCGCCCGGGCTTCCTAAGCCAGCCGAGTCTGCGAAGGGATATGCCGAGCAGATGCAGAGCCCTCACACAGCCGCATATGTTGGAGCCCTTGCGTCGTCTGCTCTGTCTTTGTCGGAGTGCGTCCATTTCCCGCGTGTCTATGGAGTGTATGCAGCGATAGCCTCTAGACATGAGGTTGATATCTCCGATGACTACGAAGATCTGTGCGATCGCAAGTGGTTTGTGGACAATATCGGCAAGACCTTTGAGCTTCGTCTGCGAGGAGAGAATGGAGAGACATTTACCCATACGCGTGGACACCGCGTAGCCGTTCAGATGGGAGAAGACATCGAGCTGGATACAGAAGATGTGGTCGCCGACTATGTTCCCGAGCCAACAAGTGCGGGTGTTGTGGAGGAGTATGAGCTGCCTTCGGAGTCTGGGGATTCAGAGGATTCTGAGTCCGAGGACGAAGATGTGTTTGATATCGAGTCGTGTAACTGCAGTGAGCGAACGGAGGAAGATGATGACTCTGCAACCAGCGAGGGCGATGAATCTTTTGCATGGGTGACTTTTTCTGATGTGCCAGTTGTCACTACGGTCATGGAGGAGTGCACGGGCACATTCTATGATCTGATCAAGACATCCGAAGATCCCGACAAGCACACTGCATGGGTTGCGCAGATTGTGTTTGCTCTGGCGTATGCTCAGCGCACATTTGGCTTCGTTCACAATGATCTCCACGGCAACAATGTTATGTATGTACCGACAACGGAGGAGTTTCTGTGGTATCGTCACCATGGAGTGACTTACAAAGTGCCCACCCATGGAGTGCTGATCAAGATCATTGATTTCGATCGTGCTGCGTTCTCTGTGCGGCTGAATGGAATGAAAGATAGTCGATTCTTCATGAGCTCGCAGTTCCATCAAGACGAGGAGGCTGCGGGTCAGTACAACATTGAGCCATTTTACGTGGCTTCATCTCCGAGAATCCCGTTGTCTCCGTCTTTTGATCTGGCGCGTTTTGCTTCGTCTGTATTCTGGGACATGTTTCCCGAGGGACCGAAGCAGGAGACATCTCATCCACTATTTGAGTTGTTCAAACACTGGACGACGCTTCCGGATGGATCTTCGGTTATCTTCCGCAAGAAGGGGGACAACCACGATCGCTACCATGGCTTTGATTTATATAAGGCGATTGCTCGCTATTTGAAGGAGAGCGCAGTTCCTCGAAAGGAAATTTCGAAGTTCGGTCAGTTTGTTGCCGTTGCACCTATCGGGACACGTATGTTGATCATTGCGGAATGAACACCTACTTACCTGTCATCTTGTAGACCATCTTGTGTGTCAGCGCCCACACAAGTCCGAAGACAACTGCGTGGGTCAGCGCAACCGTCGTGCGCGACCCGCCCGGGGGCAGAGAAAGGAGGACACCCGGGGTCAGAACAAAGAAAAGCACAGCCGCGTATAAAGACATCCACATTCTGTTTGTTATGTTCAGAGAAAGTTTCTAGAACGACGGCTTGCCAGTAAACATATCCTGAACCGCAGTCATTACGGGTTCTGCAGCCTCCGCTCCACCGAGCGCATAGACTACACCGCCGGCAAGAACCCCTGCGCCGCCGCCTACCTTCGCCGCGTCCATTACATCGATTGCCTCCTCCTTGGAGCGACGATCCATGACATATAAGATAAGAGCCACAACTACAACTGCACCTACGATCATTCCATATGTGTAAAACTCGCTCATGTTTGTTTCGGACTCCATTTTTTTATAGGGGCAGGCAAACGAGCTCACATGTTAAGGGCGACCGTCTCCTTCGGCTCCAGCTTCACGGACTCGTCATCCTCCGTATCAAAGTCATCGTCGCCGAGGGTGACTTCGTCTCCGAGGGCAATCGGCGGCGGCTCATCATCGTCGTCATCGTCTTCCGACTCCTCTGTCCCGTCGAACTGAACAGCCTTCGGGGGCTCGGGCGGGACTTCGACAAGAGCCGGGGCAGGGGCAGCCGGAGCAGGAGGGGCAACAAGGGCAGCGGGCTCCTCGGTGGTAGCCGAGCCACCACCGCTCTGAAAGTAAGCCTTGCTGATATCCTTCCAGGGGATGAAGCTGTCAATCACCTCATTCATGGCTCCACCGATCATCGTCTCGATATCGCGGCGATTGCGCGCCTGCTGCTCAGAGGTTACGCCGACCGTCTTGAAGAGGTAAGCCGAGCTCCACGACTGGCGAGCAGCCTGCTTGTAGAGCTGATGGATGAACGTCTCCACTGACGGACGCTTGAAGTCAATATCTACATGAACCTTCTCCGACTGCTGAAGGGTAGCAAACGCACGGATGTAGCTGACAAATACACCAAGCAGAAGATCCTCAAGATACTCGCACTTCGACGCAACCTCAATACGCTTGACCTCCTTCTTCAGTGTCTCGGGGCTCCACTTGGGGATCTGTGTTAACAGATTCTGAAATGTCTTTAGGATCTGGTCAGACTGTCCATTCCGATCGCAGGCAGCCTTCCCGTTATCGTAAATGCTCCAGAGACCATCCGCGACATGAGGAACGAGAACACGGGACAGGTTCTCGCGGAGGGTGGACTTGACAAAGTCGGTTGTCATTTGTTTACATGCGAGTCAATGAGTTTCATTAAACCGACGCAGATGCCGAAGTTTGTTCTCGTCCTCATGATTCGGAATGAAGAGAAGATCTTGTTGCGCTGTCTCAGTGCGGTAAAGGATCTGGTGTCTGCATACTGTATTTGTGACACTGGGTCAACAGACTCCTCTTGTGAGATCGCAACCGAGTTTCTCAAGGAATATGATGGCTGTTTGACAACCGAACCTTGGAAGGATTTCGGTTACAATCGCACAGTGAGTTTCAAGAACGCACAGACGTATCTGAAGAAGACGGGATGGGACCTCAAGAATACATATGGGCTGCTACTCGACGCAGATATGATGTTCGTTCCAATGAATCTTGCAAAAGAGACACTTGGTGTGGAGGGGTATACAATTGTACAGACCGCCGGTGGACTCGAGTATCCCAACTGCCGTCTGGTTCGAATGGATTATAACTGGACATGTCGGGGGGTTACCCACGAGTATTGGGATGGACCAACGTCTCATCTGCCGAAGTCAGTATGTTACATTGATGACCGTAACGATGGTGGCTGCAAGTCAGATAAGTTTGAACGGGATGTCCGTTTGTTGGAACAGGGGCTGATTGATGAGCCGACAAATGGGCGGTATATGTTCTATCTTGCACAGACCTATAATGGAGTCGGAAGGCTGAAGGAGTGCATTGCGATGTATAAGAAGCGGATTGCAACCGGTGGTTGGGATGAGGAGATCTGGTATAGCCACTACATGATTGGCAAGTCGTGGTTGGGCTTGAAGAACATTCCCAAGTTTGAGCAGTGGATGTTGAAGGCACATGCTCTGCGCCCTCAGCGTGCAGAACCTATCTACGTCCTCGCAAAGTATTTCCGAGAGAACTCTGAGCACTACAAAGCATATCACTATACCCAGATTGGATTGGGTATTCCTCTTACACATGATGCACTCTTTGTGGAAACACCGGTGTATAAGGGGCTATTTGAATATGAGGCTACGATCTTGTTGTACTACATCGGAAAGCAAAGTGAGGGGCTCGAGGTATCTGTTCGGTACCTGCTTAAGGACCGCGAGCATCATGGCAGCGTGTATAACAACATGCCGTTCTATATTGAGCCGTTGCGGATTGTCTCCAAGTCTCATCCCATCGACCGCGGTGTATTTGGAGAGGACTTTCATCCTACGTCAGTCTCCATATTTGTGCATAATGGAGTTGTCAAGCACAATGTTCGATTCGTGAATTACTCAATCAATCCACAGACCGGAAGTTACCTGATGAAGGAAAATGGTAACGTTGGGGAGAATCTCAAGGTGCGCACAGAGAATGCGGTGTATACTCCGTCAACAGGTGAGATTGTGAAGATGAGGGACGGTTCGGTGACAATGACTCGTCGCCCCGACGCTCACATTGTCGGTCTGGAGGATGTTCGCATTTATACCAATGCCGCAGGCACATTGTGCTGTACATCCACCTCATGGGAGTATACTAACAGGATTCGAATCTTCCAGTCCGAGTATGACCCCGTTCGAGGTCTTTACTTCAACTGTCGTATGTTAGACTCTCCTAACAATCAGGAGTGTGAAAAGAATTGGTTGGCAATTAATGAAACTGACGATATCATTTACACCTGGAATCCTCTCCGCGTTGGAAAGCTGAATGGGGTGGATCTCAACATTCATGTGGAGCACAAGACACCATGGTATTTCGAGCACTTTCGCGGTTCAGCTGTTGCTTTCAAGCCTCCCCAGTATCCGGGCGAAACATGGGCACTTGTGCACACCGTCGAGTATACGCAGCCTCGCAAGTATTTCCATCTCTTTGTCCGCCTCGATTCGAACTACAAGCCAAAAATGATTAGTTGTCCGTTCGTGTTTCGCGGAAAGACAATCGAATACTGCATTGGTTGTATGCCAGATCCAGCATTCACCACGCTAACCTGTATCTTTTCTACCATGGATGATAATCCTCGAAGTGTGGAGATCCCCGTGAATAGCATTGACTGGGTTCAGGTATAGAGCTGACGCCACGATTCATTCGTAACTGCTGCAGTGTCCTTGAGGATATGACGCACGGTGTCCACATCCAGCGTGCACGGCAGCGTGATCTTCTTATAGAACACATAATCCTTTGCAGTCTTCTCGTCGGCAATGCGGAGGAGATTGATGCGAGTCACCAGGGACTCGACTGACCGAATCAGCGTGCGCACACCCTCCTCATCCTTGCTAAACTCTGAAATCAGAAACCGCACCGCATCATCTGTCAGGGTAAGCTGTCCTGTCAGCTGAATGCGCTCAAGTACCTGAGGCCAAACATACTGGGTCAGGATGCTCTTCTTGTCCTCTGCATTATATCCCGAGCAGTGGATGACCTGCATGCGGTCCTTCAGAATCGGGTGAACCTTTGTTTCGTCGTTGAAGGAGAACACAAACAGACACTGGCTGAGATCAAAATCCACACCCGCGAAATACCTGTCATGGAACTGGCTGTTCTGGGACCGGTCTGTCAAGTGGATCAGCATGGAGACAATCTCATCGCCATGCGAGGTTGTCGAGATCTTGTCCACCTCATCGAAGTAGAGCACCGGGTTCATGCAACGAGCATTCATCAGCGAATCTGCAATCCGACCACACATAGAACCTTCGTATGTGAACGAGTGACCAACAAAGTTGGCTGAGTCCGAAGCACCTCCCAGTGAGAAGAACTCGAAAGGTCGCTGGAGCACCTTCGCAACACCATGCTTGGCAAACGAGGTCTTGCCGACTCCCATCGGTCCCTTGAGCGCAATCACGTTGCCAGCCGAGCCGGGGTTGGAGATCCATTGGGCAAGCGTCTGCATGATCTGGGTCTTAGCCGTGGGCATGCCGTAGACCGCCTTATCAAGCAGCTGACGGGTGTCCGACAGGAACTTTGCACAGGGCTCCACGCCATCGGTCAGTCGAACGGGCAGAGGCACAACCTTTCCAAACGGAATACGAAGGAAAGACTCGACCCACGTCCGCAGCTTGTAGCCCTCTGACCCGTCCATCTCATTCAGAATGTCAATCTTCTTGATCACCGTAGCCTTGAGGGGATCGGGGATTGCCATCTCCAGAACACGGAACTTGAAGGGCACATCCCCCTCCTCAATGAGGGATGACAACCTCTTCATGTGCTCATTGAGGCGGCGGCGCTTTGACTTGGACAGATCCTCGAAATACTCCTCCTCGTCCGAGTTGAGCTCAATGGCTGCTGTCTCCTTCTCCTCTCGGCGTGCTTGCCGGCGGGTTTCACCGCCTCCGCTATACTTCTTCTCAAGGTGCTTGATGAAATCCTCCTCTTCGGACTCGGACTCCTCTTCGTCTTCGGACTCGCCTACGTGGATCTGTGCCTTCCCGTTGGTAATAGTGTGGATGTGAAGGCGAACACTGATCTTAGACCCCTTGGGAAGACGAATGACGGGCGCTTCCTCTTCCTCTTCCTCTTCCTCTTCCTCTTCCTCTTCGTCTTCGTCTTCGTCTTCGTCATCATCTGGCTCGTAGTCATCGTCCTCTTCCTCCGAAGAAGTGTCAGACTCCGGCTCGGGCTTTAAGGTCTCGTCCTTGACCCATGTAGCCCGAGACTTAAGAGAACGAAGATTATACTTGGGAGGCATCTTGCTGCCTCTCGAGGAAAAAAACAAAGGGCATCCGTTTTTTGATCCTGTATAACAATGAGTGAGCTCGAGAGCATCAAAAAGATCGCTGATTCCCAGGCTGAAATGCTCGAGGAGCGGGGAGCTAAAGACCCGTCAGTGACAAAAAGCACAAAAATCGTCGAGGACTTCCTGAAGACGCACAGAGTGCTTTGTTATGGTGGAACCGCGATCAACAACCTGCTCCCCGAGAAGGATCGTTTCTACGGAGAGACAGAGACACCTGATTACGATTTCTTTACCGAGACCCCTCAGGAGCACGGAGTGTATCTCTCGGATAAGATGTCCGCTGCAGGCATCGATAGTATCGAGATGAAGCCCGGTGTGCATCTGGGAACCTACAAGGTCTTTGCCGATTACCATGGCATGGCTGATCTGACATTTCTTGCTCCTGATATCTTCAACCATCTGTGGAAGGAGCGGATCACGCGTCATGGAATCAACTACGTTCACCCCAACTTCCTTCGGATGTCTATGTATCTCGAGCTGTCACGCCCCGAGGGCGATGTATCCAGATGGGAGAAGGTGTATACCCGGTTAACTTTGCTGAACAAGCACTATCCGCTCAAGTGCACCCGTCATGGAAAAGCGCCTGAGGATCTGTCTCCAGAGCATAAGAAGGAAGCCATGTCGATTCTGAAGAACCACCCGGTTATTCTACTTGGGTTCACCGCAGTGTCTCGTCACGAGAAGAAGGCTCATTGGTATACTCCAGTTTCCATGCTTGCAGAGAAGGAACATATTGAGAAGATTGTGAAGGGAAAGAAGACAGTTGAGCACGAAGCCACCGAGTTGTTACCGCATCGCACAGATGTACTCGATGAAGACGGAGAAGCCATATTTCAGTTCTACGAGACACAGGCATGTCACAGCTACCACACGACAGGTGACGGCTTGAAAATTGCGAGTATTCCCACAACACTGACGTTCTTTCTGGCTCTTGCGTATTCGGGTGAGTCAGCCGATGAGATCTCCCGGTTATTGTGTGTGTCCCAGCGATTGATGGAGTTGGCTGCTGATAAGCCAACCCGCATGTTCTCTCTATTGACCCCGACAACATGTCTGGGTAAGCAGAAAGAGTTAATTGATTTGCGTCGGGAGCGGGTTGGACTATACACGAAGATGAAGGATAAGAAAGACTCTCCCGATTTTGTTCAGTATTTCTTTACCTACAGCCCGACAGGAAGCAAGACAGAACGTAAAAAGATACGAGATCTGCTGAAGAAGACCAGGAAGGAGCGCTTGAGTGGGAAAGTTTAAGGGAACTGATTTGTAAGCGGAATCGTGTTATTCGTGACTACACTGCCGGTGGGTGGAAGGAAGTTAATCGCAGTGCCCTGAACAGCCGCACATTCCCGCAGCCCTTGTTGCACCTGAACAAGGAAGTTATAACTGTTTTGAACGCCTTTCGAACGATAGGCGTTCACACCAACATACCCAGAGTTTACGCTGTTGTTCGTGGTATATGTCAGACGAAGCTTCGTCTGTGTTAACACATCTGACGCATCGCGAATACGCATGCCCTGCAGACCAGCAATGTCAGTACCGCGTTGAGAACCAGAACTCATTGTATACCCTGGACATTTTTATCAACCCGTATACCATCGGATGTCAAAATACTGTCCGGACGCAGGCGCTTGGATCAAAGATGCAGGCGGTCCCGAAGCCGCATGCCGCCCAATCTCGGATGGAGAAAGCGCCCGGGCATAGTATGTCAGTCCACCAACCTGTCCGTCGAATCCATTCGTATCCGAACCGATCTGGGTGGCTGCAGCTTCCTGCTTCGGAAGCTGTGTAAGGGTGTGGTGCTGGCGGATCATTCCGTTGATATAGATGTCAACGGTATACTGCGTCACCACGACGGCAATATGAATCCACTTCTGCGCTGGGATATTTGACACCATTACCGACTCAACTGAACCAAAGGTATTGATAAGAACCAAAATCGAATTCGATGTTGAATCCAGATAGACGCCAGGACAGTCTCCACGAGAGAAGATCAATCGCTTCTTTCCAAAGCCGTATTCAAAATCATGTACCTCGAACCAGCCATCAAAACTGAAGGTTGCGCCTTCAGCCTGATTGACACTCCGGGGGAGTGTAACACCAGACGATGTCCCTACCTTTCCGGTTACGCTGGCTCGCTGAACAGCTACCGTATTTGGATCATTTGCTTGTGTCGTGATCCACGAGTATCCCAACACAAGGACAAGCCCTCCGATCGCTCCATATGCCACTGGATTCATTACTCATTGCCTAGAAACAAACCCCCTTGATCCTAGACGCATAATTACGATTCGTCGCGTTTGCTGCTGAGCTTGCGACTGAGGCTGAGATTGGGGCTTTATTGCGCTTACAAGAATTGTAGAAATCCAATCCTGGTGTGTATGTGATTTTTGATACTCTATAAACTCTGGTCCGATAACTCGATCTCCGAGATTATACTTATAATGAATCCTGCTGGGATCCGAAGTATACTCAGACTTTAGGAGTCCGGATTGTGAAAGTTGAATTGTCCACTTCAGGTCTTCTCCTCTGGTTGCGTCTTCAAACTGAATCATTCGAGCAATTTCGGACCGCATGGGATTCAGATGGTTGGGTAGGCGAACAAACACACCATCGACCCACATCATTCCATTAAGCTTATTTTCAAGACTATGCGTGAATGTCTGGTCATGCATCTGACCACGGATGCGCATGACATCCTTCTTCTCGTTGAAACATGCAAGGAAATCCTCAAAATACGCATCAGTCACATCATCATCGTCGTCTATGAACGCACTATACACCCCCTTTGTATTATGAAGAAGTCGACGGCGTTTCATTCCGACACTCATTTGTCCAGAGTCACGTTCTTCGAGAATTTCCAATCTGAGTCCAGGGCATATACGTGCAAACTTCTCCCGGATCTCGGCGGTCAACTTGTCAAATAATGGTCTCCGCTGTTCCAATGTAGCAATAAGAATCGAAAGGTCAAAGTCATACTTCTTTCTAGCCATGTAGGTTCTGAAATCATCAGACCAAAACCGCTGATTCTGTTGATAGAGCGCATCCGGCGATTCCTTGGTCCAAAAGGGATGCTTATGACGAATAATACACTTAGAAATATACCGAGTTTTCGGAAGAAGATCTGTTTTACAGCGGTCTGTCAATTCTGTATCGCAATAAAAACTCTTATATGCAGGTTCGTAGATATGTCCTAAGCGCTCATACATCACTCTTCCGTAGATCGCAAGGGTGTTCAAGAAATATTCCTGATGTCCATCATTGAACCAGAGAATACAATCTCGATCCGGACTCATTGCATATCGAATCAATTCGTCATAACCAAATATTTCAGGAACCATGTCATCGGATACGAGCACCACAACATCCCATGGGTATTCAACCTTTTCGATATCTGCGTTACATGCTTCAATTTTTGTCTTACTTCCGCCAAAGTATAACGCTGTCCATTCAAAATTTGAAACAGTGTTAAGAACCCGTTGTTGCACAACAGATGGGGTCATTGTCAAATCGTCCACATCGCATGAAATCGCAATTCCAATTCGGTCTGGACGACGGGCAAGCTGGACATACTTTTTAAGTGTAGCTATCACTTGTTCTGGACGCCCACGCGTAGGGCATTTGAGAAGGATACGCATTAATTACTTGGAAGAACCGAAAAAGGAAGATACATCCGAGCTTGATAAACCCGTTACATCCTTTCCAGCGCTGTCCTTCACTCCGAAGACAAAGGTGTATCCGAACATCGAGAGATTGGATAAGTCGGAGGACGCGGAGGTCGACGCAGAGCCGGAACAAGAAGATCCGGCTGCATAGAAAGCAGAGGCAATTGCGGGAGTAATTGTGCTAGGCAGTGACTGGACATTGCAGACAGATCCAGAGAAACCACCCTTATCGCCGATGATAATGTTTCCATTGACTGGTCTGGGAACACCTACCAACATTACAGACTTCACCAACATACCGTTGAGGAAGACATCTACGTTACGCTGGAACACTGTCACGGAAACCGAGAACCACGACTGAAGGGGCACGTTCTCTACGGTGATTGTCTGTTTTTCTCCTGATCCTGTATCACTCGTCGATGTATTCGTTCCACTCGAGTATATGCTGATATTGATATCAAGAGTATTGTCTGTAGGGTGAAGGCTGATACCGGGGTTCACAACGCCATTGTTTGTGGGATCTACGCGGTCAATGACATGCTTCTCTTGACCATACTTGTAGTCCCAGTCTTTGATATACATCCAGAACTGTAGTCCACTCGCAGAGCCACTTGTTGGAATAGCCGATGCAGCAATAACCGTGCCAGACTTACCGTCCACTTCGGTTGGGGCTTGAACTGCAGCACCTGTGATTCCTCCGGCTGCTGCACTTGTCTTCAGAAAGTAGCTGATCGCAAAGAAGACTGCAATCACAGCGATCGCACCAACAATCGGCATAAGGACAGACGATGATCTAGGAGCATAGCTATCGTATGCATCATATAAGGCATCCCGACCATAGTAACTTGCCATATTTATGCTTTACAAGGGAAAGGTATTCAAGTATTAATGGAAAAACGAACCACACCGCCACAACGAACACCACTACCAATGTTCTGCAATAACTGCGGAGGAAAAGGTCATATGTTTAAGTTCTGCGAAGATCCGGTTTTGTCCTGTGGGTTAGCATTGGTGGATGCGCCAATGCTTCCAACTAATCCTACAAATGCTAAGATCCTCATGATCCGTCGAAAGGATAGCATGAGTTTCGCAGAATTCATGAGGGGTAAGTATAACCCGAGTAATACCGAGTATATTTCCCTTCTCTTCGAGAACATGACGCTTCAGGAGCAGACGATGATTGTCTGTGATCCATTTGATTCCATTTGGCGGCAGTTGTGGGGAGATGATCATACATCGCCCGAGTATTTGATGTCCAAGGAGAAGTTTGGACAGGTGGATCGACAGGCAATCATGCGCGCTCACATGTCGGTGTATAAGGAGCCCGAGTGGGGGTTTCCGAAGGGCAGGCGTGTTCGATGTGAAACAGATATCGAGTGCGCTGTTCGCGAGTTCAACGAGGAAACTAACATACCCCGTGAAGCCTATACCATTGTCAACAACATCATGCTAGAGGAAACGTTCATGGGGCTGAATGGAATCGCCTACCGCCACGTATACTTCGTAGCCTTGTTGACTGCACCCGAGCTAGTGAATCTGAATCAGAAGATGACCTACATGCAGCGCCGAGAGATCTCGGGCATTGGGTGGAAGTCGTTTGAAGAGTGCCGTGGATATATCCGCCCACACCATGTCCAGAGGGAGATTATGGTTGAGAGGCTGGAGAATATCGTCAAGACGTATGAGAGCACGCTTTGATTCCTAATGCACTTAACACAGCCGTCTGTGTTCCAAAAGCATAATGGAAAAGCTCACCAAGAATTACCCAAAACAAGAAGTGAAGGATGACATTACCTCCAAACTCCCACGATGTATAGACTGCCAGCATAAAGGTCAACGCAGTATCTGCCACAGCGACTCCCATGAAGCGAATTGAGTGCGCACCTGTTCCTGGTGCTCCAAATATGTTTTTATACGGACAACTCATTGTATTAAGCAAACCTAAAACGTGCCAGATAGATCGTCATGCAGTAAGCAACCACACTCAACATGAAGACCCACCACCACACAGGGAAGACGGTCGCTTCCTTGTCCTCGACTCCGAAGGGGCGAATTCTGCCCTCACGCCCGAACGCTACGGACGGCTTGAGATACAGAAAGGCTGCCATCAAAAACAGATAGATGGACACCATCCAGATGCGGTGATTTTTCCTGGTCAGCGGCTCCATTACTTACGGGAGCGACGAGTTTTGCGCTGGTGGCGACGGGACTTGCGCGCACGCGTCTTGTGACGACGGCGACCCCCAGATACAACCCTAATATTACTTGTGTTGTTGATTAATTGAACAGCTTCGGAAGATCCATACGTATCGGAAGCAAGTAATGCAAATCCATACTTAGAAGCAGCAAGCGTTCCAGTGCGCAGTATATTATCAGTCCTCGCCACCAAATCTTTATCGCTGGGCTCTAGGTCACCTGCGGGAATCGTAATTTTTTTTCCCACCATGCCCTTAAGTTCGTCTGGAGTGGGCATCTTTGTTCATCCCTAAGATAATTTCAACGCACCACAAGATAATGAGCTTCGTGCTTCCGAACCGGAAAGCGTTCGCGGACTACATTACCCGTATCTTTCTGAAATACCGAAAGGAAGACCGCGATCCGCTGGATGCTGAAGACAAGGATACTGACTTATGCCTGAAGCAGTCGAATGCCCGTGAGATGTTTCCGTATCAGAAGCTGATCCGGGACTATCTGATGATGGAAACGCCCTATCGGGGTATTTTGTTATACCACGGATTGGGATCAGGTAAGACGTGCACGTCCATCGCAGTCGCTGAGTCGCTGATGAGCTACAAGAAGGTATGGGTGCTGACCCCTGCCTCGCTCCAGCAGAACTACAGGTCCGAACTCCGCAAGTGTGGTGACCCCATTTACTCCTTTGAGCAGCACTGGCGAGAGAAGGGTCTGAATGAGCAGTCCCGAGCTGAAGCCAAAGCACTCAACATCTCCGATGGATTTCTGGATCGTAACGGCAAGTTCTTTGTGACCATTGCCGGGGAGAACCCGAACTACAAAGATCTGCCCAAGACTGCTCAGGACATTATCAAAGCCCAGATCGAGGATATCATTGGACAGCGCTTCAATTTTATCAACTACAATGGACTGAGCTCCAAGAACATTGATAAGTTCGTGCCTGCTCCGGATGCTGAAGGTCGTTTTCCCGCAAATCCGTTCAATAACTGCGTGGTGATCATTGATGAAGTCCACAACTTGATCTCGCGTATCGTGAACTCGTCTGAGATTGCTCGCCGGTTATACGATGCCGTCTACAAGGCAACTGACTGCAAGATTGTCGGTCTGTCGGGCACACCAGTGATCAATCGCCCCAACGAAATCGCTTATCTCATGAACCTTCTGCGTGGACCGATCGAGCGCATCACCATTCCCTTCGTGAAGGCTGCGACATGGGACGAGGAGAAGATGAAGACTGCGTTCAAGGCGCTTCCGGATGTGGATACTATCGAGTTCAACGCGGTCAAGAAGTATGTGATGGTGACACGTAATCCTCCTCACTTTCGGTCTGTGTATAACGAAGCCGGTGACCGCATTGCCGTCCAGTATAAGAAGGATATCCCATTTGTGCCTCTCGCAGCAGACTGGGTCAAGACATTCGACAAGAAGGTTGCGGGTGAGATCGGTTCAGAAATAGACGTAGAGCGTGTATCTACGGAGAACCTAGAGTGCCTGCCCACTAAGTTTGAGGAGTTTGCCAATATGTTTCTCGACGGACTGAACATCAAGAACGCTCTGCTGTTCGGAAAGCGTATTCAAGGGTTGGTGTCCTATTTCAAGGGCGCAGATGAACGCTTAATTCCGAAGCGCGTGGATGATGACAAGATGCTGGAGAAGGTGGTCATGAGTCCCGAGCAGTTTGTGCAGTATCTCGATGTCCGCTTCGCCGAGATCAAGGCGGATGCAAAGAAAGCGCTGAGCATGAATGACGATGGTGGATCCTATCGCGTGATCTCTAGGTTAGCCTGTAACTTTGCTGTGCCTCCCGAGCTGAAGCTGCTGACCAAGAAGGTCGACAAGGAGTATAATGACATTGTGAAGGAAACGGATGTGCCTGACAAGCCTGAGATTCTCGCAGCTCTGAAAGCCAACCCCAAGAAGTATCTGAGCGCAGAAGCCCTGGAGAAGTATAGTCCCAAACTGCTGAAGATGCTGGCAAATATCGAAGAAACTCGCAAAATCCCCGGAGAGGACTGGGCAAATCAGTTTGTGTATTCGCAGTATCGCCAGCTTGAAGGGTTGGGCGTCTTTGCTGCGATTCTGGATGCGAATGGCTGGCAGCCGTATAAGATTACCAACAAGAACGGGCAGTGGGTTGAAGATGAGATGGCAGACAAACCTGCGTATGCCTTCTTCTCCGGTGAAGAGAAGGAAGATCAGCGTGAACTGATGCGTCAGATTCTGAACAAGCGCTACGAGAACAGCTTTCCGGCTAGTCTGAAGACGAGCATCGAACAACGTGGAAAGAAGCTGTTGTGTTTGCTGATGGCAACCTCAAGCGGCGCAGAAGGTATTACGCTAGCTAATGTTCGCCACGTTCACATCATGGAGCCGCACTGGACTCCAGCTCGCCACGATCAGGTCATTGGACGTGCCATTCGTATCTGTTCCCATGCCACACTCCCCATGGCAGAGCGCACCGTGCGGGTTAGCTTTTATATCTCCGTGATCTCACCTGCCCAGTCCAAGGGTGTCGAAGGACCTAACGTAGTGGCTGTCCGCAAATCCGACGTTGAGCTGAAGCGATATGAAGGTGAACCGGCTGTGGAAACGTTTATGTCCACGGACGAATACCTATATGAGAAGGTGTATGAAAAGGACAAGGTCAATCAACGGATCTCCGTGCTACTGAAGCAGGCTGCGGTGGACTGCGAAGTCCATCGAAAGCTTCACTCGCGCGAGAAGCCGCAGATCTCGTGCATGCGTTTCGATACCACCGCGACAGGCGAAGACTTAGCCTTCAAGCCGAACATCAAGACAGATGATCTGGATGAAACGTATTTGCGCAATATGACACGCAAGAAGAGGAGACTGCAGAAGCTGAAGATCAAGGATATCGTCTACTTCATGGATCCAGATTCCAAGGAGATCTTTGATGGTCAAGCCTTCGAGGACAACAACCGGTTACTGCGCATTGGCACCAAGATCTCCGAGACGCAGATTAAATATTGGCTAGAGTAGTTTACTACTCAGGACACAGTCCGAAGCTCGGAGAGCCAAGAAGCGCACACGTCGCTCCAAGCCTTGAACTTCATGTCGGCAATTGCAGCTCGCATCTTGATGTAGTTCGCCAAGGTCGCATCCAT